CTCTACTATTTCTAATACTAAAAATTGGTCTCCATATTTACAAAGGTTTCTAACCCACGGCCACAAATTAAATTCTATGTTCATAATATCATAGAATAAATTATGGAGTACTTCTTTAACATTTTGGTTAGATGTTTTAATTGTTAATACATCACCAAATTCATTTTTTGTGGTAGATTCATCTGCGTAAATGTCTAGTGCAGATGCGATGATTGGGTCTTGATCCATTGCATCGTAATCTAAAAATAACTCTCTTCTAATTGTCTGATAAGAAAGTTGTGTTTGTAATGCGTTGTATTGATACCCCGTTTGTAATTTATAAAATCTATCCTTTATTGATTTAAGGTTAGATTGAGATTGACTTTGTTCGGTATCTACAACTTTCGTTTTCCCATCTTCTCTCTTAATGATAACATTAGTAGAGAATAATTTTCTCATTCTTTCGAAAAACGAATTATTTGTGTTTTCTGCCATTTTAATTTTTATTTATCTCAATAATTCTAATAATCAAATTACCGTTTCCTTTAATAACTCTATGAAATTTATGGTTTTCTATTTGAATTTCACTTCCTTCTTTTAACTCCAAAGGTAATTCATCATCAAATTGAATTTTCCAATCCTTTCCTCCCAAAACCAAAATTTTCCTATCCCACTCATCCTGATGCCACATCAGTTCCCTTTCATCAACCTCTTCCTTAAAAACCCTATATCTTTTCGTATTATTCAAAAAAATATCATAATACTTCTCATTTATCATACGAATATACGAATAATTATTTAATTTACCAATATCTGTAAGCCGGTTCTGATAACCCTAATTGTTTAGCGTATTTCGGTAGGTTACACGCCCACCATCTCGCGGATGTTTTATCCTTTTCGGTATCACAATTGTGTCTAGCTGCAAATGCTTTACTTGCTTCCAAATCGTTTATTTTAACCTTTAATCCAGTTGTATCACCCCAAGTCACTTTTTTTACACTATCTCCATCCTTCACATAAACATAGAATTTTTTAGGCCCACCTTTTTTAGGTTTGTTCAATTCCACATCTTCTCCCTGATGTTCAGCTTCTAAAATAGGAAAATCTAACCAAACTTCTTTACCTTCAAAAATTGCTTTTTCGCCTAAATCAGTTTCTTTGATAAACCACTTATCTTGAGCATTTTCTAAAACCAATTTATTCTCTTTATAAAGTTCTCTCGCACTTTTAAACATTTCAAAGTACTTAGATGAACCATATCTATAAATTGATTCGTGAATAGGTGTACCAACATTTAAATGGTATCTTAACCCTTCATTTATTGTTTCAATATTTTCTACTAAGATTTTCATACATATAAATATTAGAAGAGCCATCTTATATCTTCATTTCCATCACCAATATTCATTTCATACGGATTTCCCCTCATTCTTTCATTAGCAGAACCCATAGAAAAACCAGTTGTAGAAATAGAATTGATTGCAACTTTCGCTAAATCCATTCTTTCTTGCCTTAATCTTAATGCAGTATCTCTTACCCATAATCCAATTGAAAACGACATTACCAAGTCATCATTATAACCTCTCATAGCTTCTGCTCTATTTGTTAGCCATATAAAGGTAAACAACTCATCAATTAATCTTAAGGACTGAACCACTACCTCTTTGTTTCTGAAATATTCATCCAATTTAGATATAATCAAAGGTCTGGTTTTAGCAGATGTAGTGAAACCAGCAACCTGTCTTCTTTCTTCTGCATTAAATTTATTTGTATATTGTTTTTCAATATCAATGTATTTGTAATCTTGAGTTTGATAATAAAGGTTTTGATAATTTCTATCTATAATTTGTTGAATAACCGCCCAACCAATATTTGCATTCTCCACTACTAAAAGTGCATTGTTCCATTCAGTCCCAACTGCAACTAAGAAATTACCATAATCCTTAGTTTCCATTTTACCCCTATACTCTGCAACCTGCACATTATTTTCTATATCAAATACATGAAAAGCAGAATAATCCGAACCATCTCCTCTCGCCACGTCGGCTGCTATCATATAAGATTTATTATAGTCTGGGTATTCCCATTTCCAATAGTTTCCATCAAATCCAGTCTTTTCGATTGGGTCTTTAACAAAAGTTTCCTTATACCACATTAAAAGTTCGGGAGCAATTACGGTATCACCGGAAGATATAAAGTCGCAATCACACTCTTGTGCCGCCAATTTATCTCCCAATACTTTTGTTTGCTCATCTCTCCATCTCTGGTCTCTTTCTGGATGAACCGTCCAATGTAAATAGATTGGGTTAAATTCATTTGTTTGTTCTTCGGCTCCAACCCATTGTTGGTGAAACCAGTTACCCACACCATTAGGAGTAGAAAGTGCTATACAACTACCACCCGTTGATAGGGCTGGGGTTGCAGATGCCCAAATCTCATTGATATCTGGAACGAATGCCGCTTCATCGATAACTAATAATGATAAGGCTTCGGAACGACCTGCATCAGGTGAAGATGGAATTGCTTTAACTTGAGAACCATTTACTAATCTGAGTGAGAGTTTGTTATCTTCCTGCGTTGCTACCTTTAACCAACTAGGTAAGTTATCATACATAACTCTCACCTTAGTTACTAAGTTCTTAGCAACCTCCTGCTTAATCGCAATAACAAGTACGTTATAATCTTGATTGAATATCATCTTCCACAAAGAGTAACCAGCCGTTAATGTGGAGATACCCGTTTGACGGGATTTTAGAACTATATTGTATCTATGTTCTTTAAATTCACGAAGTGTTTTTTCCTGATAAGGAAACAATTCAAACCTCAACTTACCTTTAGTAGGATGTTGAATTTTACAATACTTTCGCATGAAATAAACGGGGTCAGCCGCACATTTCTTATATTCTTCTTTGATTACATCCTTTAATGATAATCCTTTATCTTGCATCAAAAATTTTATTTAGTATTGGATTGTCGATTTCTCTTAATTTATTTTCATAAATAACTATATCCTCTTCTAATTCTACCAATCCTTTATCTATATTTGCTATTTCCAATTCCATATCCGCCTTCATCTCATCCATTGGTTTCGGTAAATGCCAAATTTCAATTCTACCATCTTCCAATACTTGTTCATAGTGTGGCTTCAATTCTCTGATACCATCTTCTATCATAGCTCTAGCTTCCTTAGCACTTGCAATAGCCCTTCTAAATAACCTAAAATTTTTATATTCTTCAAATACTCCCAACTTTTGAGCCTCTGAATCCATTTCAACATTACAATCTACACAAAATCCGGATTGAGATATTAATATCTTATCAGTTGAACCATATTGTTCTTTTTTACAACTATGATTCAAACAATTTTCTTTTTCTCTTAAAAATTCTCTTGCTGATTGAAATGCTTCGTGATTCTTTCCGGTTTTTAAAACAAATCCTTCTTTTTGTTCGTATTGGTAAAATTCATCTTCCCACTTTTCACCAATTTCTCTCTTTACCTTAGATTCAGTTTTTTCGTATCCGAACTTCTTATTTGGGTCTTCCCCTCTGAATACATAATCCACCAATTCTCGGCGGGTTTTATGCATTAGGTTCTTTTTAAATTCCTTTGCCATAACCATTGTATATATTTATATATATAAAAATAAATTCGATTAAGATACTTTTTTAACCCCTATCTTAATCAATTAATTGGGTAATACAAATGTTTTATTTGGATTTACCGAAACTCTAGCTCTTTTTAAAAATCTTTCACCTAAAAGAATTGGATATGTACTTTTACTTCTATCCACCAAATTAAATTGAACTCTTTTAAACTCAAGACCCCTAAAGGTAACATCCATTTCAATAACCGGTCTAGAATCTGCTTTATATATTGAGTGAGTTCTTACTTTAACAAATGTTATTAATGGTTTAGTTATTGTGTTCCCTAAATTATCTACAAAAGTAACCATTTTAATACCTCCAACTTCCTCTACTCTAATATTAGTTGCGTGAAGTGAAGAATGTCCTGAATTTCCAGTATCTAGTTTTGCTATGTATTCTGTTCCTTCAATTTTAACATTTTCCACTACACCCGCTTCATTTACAGTTATCTCCCAATTTGATTTATCTGAAATATATTTTACAACATTATCAATTAATTCTTGCCCACTCACAGTTGAACTATCACCTGTTTCATTATAATAATTGGTATAGATATTTGCTGAGCCGGGAGAACCGTTTAATTCCAACACATATGGTTGTTCATTAACTAAAAGGTGGTCAACAGCTACATAAAAAGCACCCGATGTTTTTGCGGCTCTCAATACAATTTCCTTTTCAATGTCGGTAAGTTTATGTGGTTCTCCACTATTACCTAATGCTAGATTTGTTCTAAAATCAGAAGAACCTCTTATTCTTTTTGCACTAGCTATAATTTTACCATCAAGAACTAATGTACGAACATCAAATTTTACCTCAAAATATTCTTGAATAATAACTTCCGCATCATATTTCCAAAGAGATTGCAAAACTGATTTTAAAGATTGGTACGAATCCACAATTGAAACCCCAATACCTTCAGCTCCTGTAATTGTTTTTATAACAACTGGAAACTTTCCTCCAATTTTTTCCAAAGAAGCATCAATATTTCCAGTTGATGGTACATACGCGGTTCTTGGAATCGGTATATTTCTTCGTTCTAATTCAATCATAGAAGCAAGTTTGTTTGAACAAAACTGCATAGATTTATAGTCATTTACAGCAAATACACCATAATTTTCCATTATACGAATAAGCGCCGAACCCACTTCTGTTTTAATTGCACTTCCTCTAACAAAGCAAATAGTATTTCTTGGATTTATAAGTAAAACATCCCCGCTACCATTATAATTTTCAATTCTTAATGAGTTTTTTTCATTTTGTGTTGTAGCAATATATGCATGTTTAGAACGAATTGCGTAGAAAGGTAGCCCAAATTTTTCGCAAGATTTTTTTAATTTACCAATTGTTCCTGCAGAATCAGAAATCATTGATGATAAAACCAATACGGTTGGGATATGTTTATTTTTCAGTTGCTCCTTCATAATAATTTCAGAAAGCAATGATTTTATACTTAAATGATTTTTCATGTTATCCATTGAACAATATACTATAAATATTAAGATTAGGTAAATAGATCATGTCTATCAAAGTTATTATCCAAAACCTTTTGAAATTCTAAATTATCAAATTTCATATCAAATAAAAAAGCAACTCTAGTAGTATTTCCTCCATTAATAACAGTATGTTCTATTCTTTGAGAATCAAACCAATGAATAACACCATCTGTAAATCTCATAGAATGTTCAATATCATCTATCTTAAACCAATTTATACATCCATCGTTTGATGATATTGGCATTATAAATCTTCTATATTCATTGCCACCATCTTTGTGCCAATACAATTGACCAGTTGGTTGAGCAAAGAAAAGAAATATATTATCAATTTTTAAATCACCAAACTGATTTATCACATTTTGATTGAAATATTCAAGTTTATCAAACTGAATTTTCATACCTTCGTAGTTCTCCATTTTCAGATTATCATTTGAAACCGAACCTGTGTCAAAATGTTGATTTATTTCTTTCATCAATAAATCCGTATCAAATGTTATTTTTGATTTAAACAATTCCATTATCTACTAAATGTGAATATTCCTAAAATTTGGTTTAATGGTGCAAATGCCCCAGTCAATTTATATGTGTTACCTTTATAATTGAAAACTATACCCTCATTTGGGACAATTTTTTCGAATCCGCCCAAAGCCTCTATTCTAGCTAATTCAATTTCCAATTTATCTAAATTTTTAGCATCACCGGTAGCCTTAATTGAGTTTATTGCTGTTTCCAATCTACCCACCATTTGTTGTTTAGCCGCATCTGGATTAACAGTCAATACCGAAGTCATAAATGATAATACCTCTGCCCCAACTCCTAAAAATATAGTTTCAAATTTAAGAAGATTTTCTTTTGTTATTTTTTGTTGATCCTGTTTTTCTATCTTTTCAGCCCACTCTCTGTTCTTATCATCTTTAATATCTTTGATTCGGAATCCCTTATCCCCAAACGCCCATCTCTTAACCAATCCAATTTTTTGTTGTTCATCCAGCCCACTGGTGTTTTTTTCAATGAATTGTTTCCACCACGCCTGATGATAATCAGCTACACCATTTTTATCTGTTAATCCAAATTCAGATTGTAATGATTGAATTTTAGATAGGAATATACCTTGTTTCGATTTAAGGTCTTTATTTACAGGAAGTTTTTGAACCGGAGGCCCTTGAAGTTTAAATTTAGATTGAACATCCGCATTTATCTTTTTAACCATTGATGCTAATTGTGCTCCTGATTCTGAATTTTCTCCTATTGCATTTCCTTCTTCATTATATTCCATAGTTCCATGAAATACTAAAAGAGATTGGCCGTAAGGTATTACGTTTGTATTTTCAGGATAAATGATTTCACAATTCATAAAACATTTACCATCTTTGAATATCTTCTTTTTACTTGTCTCCGATAATCCTTTAATCGCGGATTCCAAATCTTTAATTGCAAAACTAAATGCATCTGATACCGACCCTCTTCCCGCAAATTTACTAATTACATCTTGCACACTCATCGCATCTTTACCTCTATTTTTAAGATGTGATTTATTACGGGCTGCAACTAATCTACCATTTACCCAACTAACCGCCAAAGCCTGTCCATCGGTTTTTTCTCTTGCCAACTCCAACTTACCACTCAATGCGTTCTTAACAATATTTTTTAAATCACCAAATGTAAGATTCATTTCAATATCAAAGGGGTGGTTCATATGTCCATATGCACCACCTTCCAATAATACCGATTCTTTTTTCAAACTTCTTTTCTGAAGAACTAATTGATTTATTTTAGAAAACAAATCTGCAATATCTTTATCTAATTTCTTTTCATCTGCACTCATTGGGGATTCAATATCCACATTAGAATAAAGTTTTTTCTTTTTAGCAACTAAAATATCTACTTGCTTAAGTAAATCAGTTTTAACTTTATCCAAATCTTTTATAATCTCAGAAGAAGTTGCTTCATTAATCCCACATCTTTTAAAAAATTCTTTTCTATCCACATCTATTTCTTCTTCATCAAAATCTTTTAAAGTATTGATTACCATCTTTCTTCTATTATCAATATCTTTAACCTGATTTAATAAATCCACTATCCCATCAATCATTTCCTTTTCATTAGGATTTACACTTTCGTTTCTACTATATTTTGCAGTTTTGTCGATTTTATGATTATTTAGTGGTAATTCTTGGTCTTCACTTTTTTCTTTTTCTCTTGCAGATGGATCTTCATCAACCATTTCCCAATCTGGTAAATAGTTTAAATAATATCCTTGATTATTATAATCATTCCAATCGGAATTCCATTGATAACCAGTTGTGGAATTTAAATCATTAAAGAAGGAAACTCCCGTCATAGATACTTCTCCTAAGTTTTCAATAGATGATAATTTATCATAATATTCCAAATCTTCCCACAAATGATCCATAGCTATTTCAGTTGCAATACGAACACTATTTGTGTGTTCCATTTCAACCTTAATGCCCTTTATCAATTTTGGTTTTATATATTCTCTCGCATATTGTTTCGGATCATAGTATCCTTTTTCATCCCACTTTTTAGCCAAATCAATTAAGGTTTTACCTTTTGCTAACCCACCTGGAATTACATCTTCTTTAATTTTTTTCCAACTATCAACTCCTTTTAGCTTTTCAACTGGATTTAAATCAGATGTTACCATATTAGTAACCTTATAATATACCTTTCTGAATGATGATTCTTTATCTTTGGCTTTTCCTTTACCTCTCATAGGATCTGCTTTAGGTTTATCAATTTGAGTAAATCCCAATTGTTTAAACCACGGCTCCGGTTTTCCTTTATCCAAAATTCTTTTAGTACCATCAGGTATATACATAGTAGCAGGCTCCCCCTCATCTGCACCATATCCACCTAAACTTGTTTCAACAATACCCTCCTTTGTGATTTTATTAAGAGTTAGAGTGATTAGTTTAAAAATCTTTTCATCAAATTTAGGATAAGCCTTCATAAACCCATCTTTTCTACTCTTATCGTCTCCTTTACCTAACCAATTTCTAACATCAGTTCCACTAATAGCGTTTGGTTGGGATGGTGATATATAAACATATCCCTTATCCAAATAACCCTCTAATTCTTTACTATCGGAATATTTTTCAAAGTATTTCCCTCCTAATCTCATTTCATCTTTTTCCCCAACGGCAGTAATGAACGCAGTTGTCTTCGAATCAAACTTATCTAAAATTTCAGTAGGGGCGTATGGATTTTTAATTTGAATAATCTTGTTGGTAGGAATACCAAACATTTTATTCATTATATATTTCTTCTCTTTAAACCCAAATGGAGATTTAACATTATCAGTTTTATTGGAAGTTCCTATGTAAACATTTTCCTTACCAAATTTCTTTACAAGTCCCTGATAAGTTGCAAAATGTCCCTTGTGGAATGGCTGGAATCTACCCGAATACACCACTACCTTATTGGAGGTCTGCTCCCCCATAATCGATTCAAACAAAAATTTTACTAGCTGATTCATATACCATTATAAATATCAAAAAATCTCGTAATTTTCAATTATGTAACTACTTAATAGATTTCCGAAGTTTTTATGAGAGAAATAACCTGGATGCAAATCAGTAGTTAGGAAATCACATTCTTCCGCAATTGTAGATTTGGTTTGTATAGCAAACTCATGTAAATCCTCTATAACTATATTACCAACTTTTAATTTGAGTAAATTGTTAGTTTTAAAATAAGTATCAATGATAGGAGAGAATTCTCCTGTAAAAAATATAAATTTTATATTATTATATTTTAGATATGAAAAAAAGGTATTTATTTCCCTACCTACTTTTGCAAATTGTTGCTTTCTACTAAAAAAATTATTATAATACGATTTAAGAGGATGGACTATTTCAGAATTATCATTATAATATTCATTTATGTAATATCCTCTAGTCCCATATAAATTACTTATACTATCATCGAGATAATCATTATTATTGAATTGCAAGTTTGCTATAATATAATCATCCAATTTTTTAGAAAATAAATCAAGTCTACCCAACGAAGGTAACTCCAATATTAAAAAAAGTTCTTCTTTTATTTTCCAATTTTTTTTAATGAAGTCATATGCCATACGAATTACCCTTTCACTACCGCCCCCACTCGCTGACTCATTTATAAATTCTATTCCTAAATTATCTGAAATATATCTGATATAAGTTGTTTCTAATTGAGACTCCCAATAAACATTATATTTTTCTTTATAGTAATTCCTTACAGTTATTTTTTTATCTAATAATCTATCTACTTCTAACCCACCTCCAGCGCTATGTGAGCATCCATTACAATAAATTTTTCTGAGATTCATTTTTATAGGAATGTTTTATTATTTCTGAAACTGAATCTATTTCACTTTTATAGTAATCATAGGATAATAATTTCATTTGGTTAAATAATAAAACATCTTCTACTCCTCTAATCTTTTCTGTTAATTCTTCTAAACTAAATTTAGATAGTCTTTCCATCTCATTTATTATTTTTTCCAATCGTATTTTATCATCTAACTCTTCGTCATAACTTTCATCAATAAATCCATCAAATGTTTTAAATCCCATATTTTTAATCTCTCTTAAATAATATGGAGGGCCTGCAACTATAAAAGGTTGCATATACATTATAGGTTTAAAAACTTTTTCTGATATAAACCCCTGCCTTTTAAAAAATATAGTATCACTTATTAAACTTATAAAACTTTTCACATAAACACTTTTATCTTCAAACCCATATCCACTTATTTGGAAATTTGTTTCAAAATCAACTCTTCGCTCAGGTAAAGTTAGAAAAAATTTATAATCATCAATATATCCTAAATCTTTTAATTGATTTTCAAAATCATATCTAGCATCTCCGAGTGAATCATAAAATTTTGGATTATATGATATTAAAAACTTATCTATAATATTTCTTTTATATAATTCTGAAATTATTTTTACTCTATGATGATGTGGGTACTGGTTAAAACTTAAAAAATGATATTCCTTTTTAGAATAATCTAATAATTCATTGATGTTATTACTTTTTAAATTATGTTGAAAATATCTACTACTTCTATTAAGATAATAATTAACTCTTATGAATGATACATTTTTTGATTTAAAAACATCGTAATCATTTAAATAGTCATTGTATAAAAATATTATTTTTTTATAACTAATATTTTTTAAAATCTCTTTTACAAAAAAATTACTAAGATGTCCTTCATGAGAGTAGTTTATAATAATTGTAACATTATGTTTTTTTAAATCTTCAAATAATTGTTTGTTTATCTTTTTAAGATGATTTTTAAAAAAATCAATATGACCGAATGGTTCGATTACATACAATAGCTTTTTATCTAAGAAATTTCTAGGGTTTTGTAAAACCTCCGATATAGAGTAACGATTTACAGTTACATTTATTTTACCATCATATCCTCTCTGAGGCAATGTTTGAAACCCCAATCCATTGGTTAAAACACTTATATTATTTCCAAAATTTGAAAACAACTCTTTTATCAAAAGACCTAAATCATTTGAATTATGCTCTACTAACCAATCTCTAGAAAAATCAAATACTTCTTTTGGTTGGCAGTTTGGTAAAATTAAACCATTGATACTATTTTCATAAAGTAAATTAAGCTCCATAGTATAATTCAGGATATTCTATAAGACAGTGTATTCCTTTGTTATTCATTGCGTATTCATATGATAGCTCAATATCCTGCCAAGTTTTTAAATCGTGGAATTCTATATTCTCACACAACGTTTTAAATTCTTCCAAATAATTCCCCTTATGTTGATGTCCAGGATCTAATGGTTTATCGGATCCTTTTCCTAATCTTATTAATAAATGCGGAACAAATCCACTACTATCCATTAATTGAAATTTATCAACATGATTTACTAATTGGTTTGTAGCTGATATTATAAAATCCCATCTAGGATAAAATGTAATAACTAATTTTCCAGTCATAGCTAATCCCAAGCTCATACCCATTTGAGTTTCTTCCATAACAGGTAATTCAACCATTAGGCTTTTATCTACACTATCCAATGTTGTACTCATAGGATTACCTCTATAAACAATTTGTTGCCCAATAAAAACTACGTTTTCTTTTTCTGCTAATTTCTCCATCATCTTAGATAGAGTATCTTTGTATGGAGTATATTCCGGTTGGCTCATTATATAAATTTTATTAATTCTTCGTTTACAAATTTTTTATTCAATATCGATGATGGGTGTCCATACCAATCATAATTACCTGATATATTTTCACTAAATAATACTTTTTTCAGGCCATTGTAATTTTCAACTTCCTTTTGCTTTCTGATTGAGTATTCATATAAACCACCTTTTTTTAAATTCTCTTCTTCATAAAACCAAAACTTATCAAAGGGAATTTTATCTAAATAAATTTTAAAGAATTCAGATTGATTGTAATGATAATCCAAATCTTTATTAAAGAATATTTCACCCTCATATACATTGTGGGAGTAAAATTCAGGATCATAAAATATATCTTTAATTGTAAAATATTTATAATCTAAATTTTCTTTATCTAAATAATTTGATAAATCAATTATAGTTTCTATAAATGAATATGAGTGTTGCTTGCTTAATTTAATATGTAATGTTTTTAAAATATTATCAATTCCAATAAATTTTGAATTATTCACCTCATAATATCCACCAGTTAAAAACCAAAACTCCTTTTTATAATCAGAAGGGGTAGGTAAATAATTGTTAGTGTGTGAACCATTTTCTAACTTTCCCTTATATTCAGTAATTAAAAAGGAATTTCTATAAGGCTGTGTCCATTGAACAAATATCTTATGTATATTGCCTCCATTTTTTTTAATATATTCCACCCAATATGTAATTGTGCGCTTAATGGTATTATTATCGTTTGTAGGGTTTCCTAAATTTAAGACAATATATTCATCCCCCAACATAATTTGCAACCACTCTGGCCACTGCAAACCCTCTAAATTGTAAAGGTCTTTTGTTAGATGGTTTAATGGTCTTAAATTCGTAAAAGAACATCCACTACAAATGATATATTTTTTATTTGTTGAGATAAACACTCTTATACCAATTTAAAGTTTTTTCCAATCCTTCGTATATTGTAGTCTTAGCACTCCATCCTAATTTATCATAAATCTTAAATGAATCAATTAAACGAGTGGGAATCATCGGTGCTTTATTATTCACATAATCAATAGGTGAATCTAATTCTTCAATTTCTTTTAACACATCAATTACGTGATTTACCGAATATCCACAATTAGAACCTACATTATAGATTTCATGATTCTCTTCTTTCTCCATAATAATTTGAAGTGCTTCAACAAAATCTTCAACATAAAGGAGGTCTCTAATTTCAGTTCCATCTCCCCATACAGGAATTGGATTTAATCTTGTAGCCACTTTAATAACCGAAGCGGGGGTAACATGACACTTATCTAAATCATATTTATCATGCGGCCCATATAGATTCGCAGGTCTAACAATCACCGTTTGCATTGGATTGATTAGGATTTCAGAATACATCTTACAAAGAACTTCCGCATATCTCTTCATCCATCCTACTGGATAATATGTTTTATAGATTGATTCATAAATGAAATCCGTTTCCAATACTGCCCTTTCTCCACTTTCAGGATAGATTGTCGATGAAGATAAGAATATAAATTTCTTTACTTTATTCTTATATGCCTTCTCTAATGTAAGTGCGTTTATAATAACATTCGGAGTAACATGTAAGAGAGGAGCATAAATTGTATCAACTGCGTTAGAAGTTGAGGCTGCGCAGTGGAAAACCACATCAACCCCTTCCATAATTTGATTAACAAAATTCTCATCTCTTAAATCTCCTTGAACTGATTCTCCGAAACCTTCTAATTTACGATTATACCCATGATTACGAAGATTAGTATAACCTTCTTTGTATAATCTTTCTGCCAAATTTCTACCAACGAAACCGGTAGCACCTAATATTAGGATTTTACTTTCTTTATTCATATAACTTCTTTTAATAAAATATCATTAACAAATTTTTTCCATGTATTTGGAGAAGGATGACCTGCGATTACCTTATTACCCTCTACCCATCTATCAGTTTCTATATTATCATAAATCCATTCATATACCCCACCAAATTGACCATATTCATTTTTATAAAACCAGCAATATTTTTCCCAATCAATTAAATCATAAAAATTTTTAATATAAAGGTTGTTTTCAAATCGCTTAAAACTTCCTCTATTACTAAATTTTTTCTCTGAATGTAATTTTTGTAATATTGGCTCTACCTCATCAAACTTTAATGGCTCATCTACAACTTCATTATTTTCTATCTGTCCCTCAAATATTTTTTCTTCGGTAGATAACATATCTTTTATAAAAAATGTTTTTAATTTTATACCTTTACTTTCTACAAAGCATATCAAGTAATAAAACCATTCTAAAAAAGAAAGAGTATCTTCTTCATCGGATTTAGCCCACATTGCTTTAGAAGTAAAAAATTCTTTTTCATCTTGAAAATCTTCTTCTTCTTTCATCCAATTAAAAAAGAAATTACCACTTAATGCATAAAATCCGTTTTGAAAATCAGTATAAGTGTAATCGGTCTTATGGATTACTGAAGATGGGATTCTATTAATGTATATTGAATCTCTATTAAGAAATGTCCAACATGCCATTAGTGTAATATCAGTTATACCTTCTTTTAATAATTCATTTGCTTTGTATATCAAACTTCTTATAGTGGTTTTAATATCATTAGTGGGTGAACCAACGTTATACACTTTATAGTATTCCCCTAAATATTCAGGCCAAAATTCACTCTTCTTATCGAGCGTTGCATGAAAATTAGTAAAAGAACAACCACTACAAATTATGTGTTGTGTAGTATTCATATGTTTTTTGTAATGCTTTTTCAAATCCTAATTTGGGAAGTAACCCTAATTTCTCTTGCTTACTTGTATCCATCTGTCTTCTCAAATCTCCATTTGGCTTTGAAGTATTCCATCTTATTTCCAAATTCTTTCCACTAATTTTAATAAGTGTTTCTATCATTTGTTTAATAGTGATTTCTTCACCTGAGCCGAAGTTAATAGTCGTGTGCAGTTTCCTGTTATACAAATCAAATACCGCTTCAGCAACATCACCTGCATACACAAAATCTCTAATAGGTGAACCATCTCCCCAAGCCTCAATCGAATCACCTTGTTCTTCAAATATCTTTTTTACAGTAGATGCAATCACAGTTCCTTTTCCACTAAAATCATCATATTCCCCAAATATATTTGCAGGTCTGATAATAGCCCAATTATGATAATTGTATTGAACTCTATATGCTTCTAAAAGAATTTCCCCCATTCTCTTACTCCAAGATGGAAACCAATCTGCTTCACCAGGTAAAGTTTTCCAAACATCTTCTTCTATAAATTTTTCAGCAGGTGCATAAACCCCAACTGAACTGACAAATACTAACCAAATATTTTTTAATGCACATTGGTTGATTACCTCTGTATTAATTTTAAAAGATGGATAGAGGAAGTCTACCGGCTTTTCTTTTGCTCTAATAGGAGAGCCTTTTATGCCAAAACAATTAAATACCGCATCAAATTTATGATTATTAAATAAAGTTTGGATTGCAAAGGGTTGCGTTAAATCTTCTTGCACAAATTCCCATCCCGATGCAGGTAATTGCTTTCCTTTCTTTAAATCCACTCCTATAACTTTATAGCCTTCATTTAAACACTTTTTTAATAAATGCGTTCCAACTAATCCATTAACTCCCGTAATTAAAACTTTTTTCATAATTTATTTAAATTAAGATTTTTTAAATCTTGTATTGTCTCATCTATCATTTTAGAAAAAGAATATGTAAAAAAATGCTCTCTATTTCTTTCTATTTTTGAAATATTATTTCTATACCATTTTATTAATTTTTCACCTCCTAAATTATAAATCTTTCTAACCTCAACTAAAGCATTACTCAATCTTCTATGATTATCTGGATCATAATCAAATGTATAATCTATTAAATCTGAATACTCTATAAATCCCAAATCTCTTAAATATTGATTAGAATTCATGTCACCAATTATCAAAAAAGGGTGACAGTTTGCCAATGCTTTAAAACTCTTTTCAGTAAGATTAAGACTGTTATTTTCAAAAGAAGTTTCAGATATAATATTAAAATATGTATCCGCATAATGCGATTTAGTTGTATATTTCAGGTTTGAAAATACGTCATTTTGGTGGTTTGGGTAATCCCAATCTAATATATTAAATCCCATTGAATCAAATTTCTCATAGTATTGAGCTAAATCAGATAACTCCACATCATTTGAAATCAATTCATTTAAATTAAAATTATTATTTTTAATTAAAACTGATACATAACTATCATCAATCATTCCATTTTTAATTAACCATAATATTAATTGAATTCTGAAAGTTTTTGTTGTATTTTTATTGTAGCTCAGAAAGAATTTCCTTTTCGGAGTTCTGATATATTCAAATGATTTCAATAATCCAATTTCAGTTCCTTTATGCTCAATAGATTGATTTTGAAGGTCTCTATAATGATCAACCAAAAATCCAAAAAGATATGGTTTATGTATAACTTTTATACCACGCTTATTAAATAATTCCGAATATTTATTGTTAGTAACAACTACAATTTGGTCATCTGCTATATCGTATTTATCTTTTAATAAAATCAGTTTTGAAAAAAATACATTTTGATTTGTTCCTTCGTGAAAATTGGAAAATACTAAATTAACATTTGGCTTATCTTTAATTTTTTCAAAAGCACTTTCAATATAATTTCTATTTTGCTCTACAACATTTGAACTCATCTCCCCAATAACAGAAAGATTCCATATTATATGCTCCTCATTGTTTAATTCAAAAATTGGATTTTCGAACCCATAATTCCAATCTAAATTTGATATATGACAAAAATCTCGTCCGTTTGATTTATTTTTAAAATTTAGATTTTCATAAAAAAACTTCATATTCTTTCTGTATTTTATCGTAATGTTCAAATTCCAAATCTAAATAGAAAGATAACTCTTTTATTTGAGATTTCCAAGTATCTAAATTATCTTTTATAAATTTATAATATGGGGTTTTCTGATGTGTAAATTTATGTGGATTCATTTTTTCACTATATCCCCATTCAGTATGCTCTCTACTTTTTAACAGAGTATCCAAATCTTCAATATCAATCCATTTTACCGAAGACCCCATTTTATTTAAATCATTCATATAACGATATGCCATATAATGATGTAACTCAACATGAGCATCCTTATAAATCGATTCAAGTAAAATATTATCAACCAATATATCTCTTATAGATTTTTCATCAAAATTTTTTAAAAATTTTTCCAAATTTTCTTTAAAAATTTTTATACCAACTTCTAATTGATTTTCTGAAATATTTGAATCAAAATAACTTTTCATAAAAGATTTACCATCTTCCTTACAATATATTAACCTATCGTCTAATATTGATATCATAGTGGTTAATCCAGATACAAATCTTTTATTTGGGTCTCTTATCAAAAAAACAACCTCTTTATTTTTATAAAAAGTTTCATGCGCATAATTTATGAAATCAGCTCTTAATGGAAAATAAAAGTGATCAAAACACATTTCATTTAATTTTTCTGAAAAAGGATGATTATAGTTTTCTATAATCAAATGCTCAGATATTGATTTCATAAACCTACTACCTACCTTAGCAGATGTTACAAATACATGAGTATTATTATAAAAGTATTTGTAACTCGTAGTGTATTCTCTTAATTTAGTTTCCACTTATCAATGATTTAAAATATTTTTTACAGCTTTCTCTTTTCCAAAAATTTAAAAAATGTTCCTGGTTATGTTCCAATATAGGCTTCGCATCACTAAATATTGCTTTGATATCAGAATTATTTAAATAATCTATTGTTCTACATACCTCTATCATTCTATCTTTAGGCTCAATAATGGTGTCATATTCTTCAGACCAAATACTTTCAAATGTTTCAAATCCGTATGAACGAATTCTTAGCAAATGATTATATGGTGCCAGAAAAACTCCTAAATGAAGATTGATAAAAGGTTTAAAACTTTTTTCGGTGATATGCTCTTCATTATTTTCAAATGATGTTTCGGTAATTAAACTACAATATGAATTTGAATAAGATTCTTTAAAATGTGTTGATTTTGTATCACCAAAAAAATTAAACAAACTTTTAGAATTGGGTTCGTAATAACTTTTTTTCTTTGTATAGAAAATGTATTTTAAGTAAGGTTCATGTTTTTCCAAATCCTTTCTTCCAAAATATTTAGAAAAATGTTCTATTGTAAAAATGTTTTTACCATCTTCAGTTTTCTCTTCTCCAAATAATGGAGAAAATTCATAAGGTGAAAATAATAAAGACCAATCGGTTTTATATAAAATTTCCTGTTTATATAATCTTGCTAAAAAGGCGGCTCTATGTGCCTTTGGAACTCTATTTAAACACAAAAAATTATATTTCCTATTTTCCTCATTTGTAAATGATGGTAATTCAAATTTATACCCTAAGTCATTTATTGTATCATTTTCTAACGCTCGGTGAACTACCAATGAGGTATGTTCTAATAACCAATCGGATACATTAATGTTCAACCCCACATCACCTAAACTATCATTATAATAGTTAGATAAATTTTTGTTAGCAAAATTTAAGTAGAAAGAAGTAAATTTAAGAGAATGCTTCCCAACTAAATCTCTTAAATTATTAAAAAATGAAATATGATCTCCACCTCCCTCATGTTCTCTCAACAGTAAAACTTTTATTTTTTGCTCAAAAATTAATTTCAGTATTCTCGATGAAAAAAAGTTTTCAGAGAAAATAGAAAAAAAATCTGAATTTAAGCTAATTGGGAAGTAAATATTATCATATCTATCAACATCATCTAATGTTATATAATGAGTATCTATATACTCACTACAATAAGGAAACCCACACCCAAATTTCTCTCCATTAGGTGTAGGCCTTCCTTCTTTCCATTCCTCAAATAATAATGTTAAAACGCTACCCATTTTCCACTTCCGTAATGCGGATATTTTGATTTATATGAATACCAAATTACATCAGTTGGCACTTCTCTTTTAGTTTTCCATGTTGCCTCAGTTGGAGTATATGTTGAAACTCCATTATCCTCAACTACAAAGTATAGTGGTAAATCAAAGTTTCTTGCGTATTTATGAACCTCATAGAATATACCACTTTCAAAACTCATATCTCCTAAGAAACACCAAACTTTTTCATCGCTCCCCCCTTGCTTCAATCCCATTGCCACTCCTAATGCAATTGACAGAGTTCCACCCACAATTGCAGATGCATAAAATTTTTCATCTAAATTACAAATTGTAATTGATTTACCTTTTAATATCTGTTCTTCTGTCCACACAGGACAAACTCCTTTTAATAAACAATGATAATGTGAACGCCAAGTTGAGAATACCCAATCGGTTGAATTAATTCGTTTAAATATTTCTATTAAAGGCTCTTCATTTCCATTTGAAAGATGAATTGGGCCTCTAATCTTACCCGCTTCCCAATGTGAAACAATAAGATTTTCAAAATCAATTAAACTTTCCTTTGTCTGTGTTATATCCCTTATTATGGGATATTGTTCTAAATTTTTTATCATATTAAAAGATCACTTATACAAACTCTATTTTTGTCACTTCCTCTATTCAGGGATTTATACTCATCTCCACCTATTCCAAACATTACACAATCGGTTTCTTCTAAATTCATTTCTTTGCAAATTTTAGAATATTTTTCCCCAAAAGTATCCCAATTATAATCAACTGAATATTTGTTCATTAATTCATATCCAATTGCTGCACCTACTCTATTAACCATTTGTTGTTCATTAAATGCCCCAACACCATCATCTATATGTCTAAAATCATTTACCATTCTTATTCCAACTCTTAGATGTTCCATTCCATAAAAAGCTTTTGAGAGAGAAAAAGTGATAAGTTGAATACAATTGTGGTTAAGATTTACATTTATATTTTTTGCCATTGGATAATATGCAAAATCAAGCATTACAGGAATGCTATTCGTATCACAATAATCTAAAAATTCTTGCGTTAGTAAAGGATGTTGTCTTCCGTAATCAGAAAATGGTACACTTAATATTACGGCATCTCCTCTCTTTATTTCATCATTTTCAATATATTCCCAATTCCAATCATGTTGAAAATTGCATTTATGATAGAAAAATTCTCCTTTTAAAAAACGAAATCTTTTTTTCTTTTGAAGAAGGTAAAAATGATCAAAAGATTGGATAGTTCCATGTACATAACTAATATCTTTATAGTTTTCTAACCCCTCTAATTTATTATATTTTGAACTTGCTATCCAACTTACAAATTTATCTTTGAATTTTTGTAAAATGGTATCATCGTAAACTGATGATAACTTGTTCCAACTAATAATATCTTGTTTGATATTTGGGTTCGGTATAGGCTTTGCTCCTCTTAAATTGTTCATATAAACCTGTTATTTGCATAGTGTACTTAGGCTCCATTCCCATATTACCACTAAGATGGGGTTGCCCATATCTAATTATTTTGAAATCCATTTTTCTCCATTTAGTATATGGCTCATTATCAATTTCAAAATAATGACCAGATTTCCAATCTTCTAAAAAAAAGTTCAATCTACATACATCCAATTTACCACAATTTACTTTTTTACAAAATTGATAAAATGTATCGAAATGAGTAGGTATTGTTTGTCCTGGCATTTGTTTTATAACACTCAAAGAATATTCGGAAAAAATATCCTTTGCAAAGTTATGAAACTCTTCGGGTAAATTAAAAGATTGATAATATTCAGTATTCTTATCAATGAAACCCGCTTTGATATATTTCAGATTTTGCTCATCATATTCAGCCGCATTACCATCTAAAGATACGTTATTAGAAAGTGTATCAAATTTTATATTATGTATTGTTAGCATATCCTAAAGGAAATCCATTTCTAAATTCAGAACCCATTTTAGGTACTATCATTTGATACCCCATAATGAGTTGATTTATACCTCTATCTAAATCCCACTCTGGCTTCCAACCAGTTGATTCTATTTTGGCATTTGATACGATATAATCTCTCTTATCAGGGTCTTCATAATAATCGTTATAAGATACCGCAAAATCTTTAACATGAGTTTGGATTTTTTCTAACAATTCTTGTTTAGATAAATTTGCAGTACTTAACCCTACATTAAATATTTCACCTTTATATTTCTCATAATTTTCTAACATAAAGAGAAATGCGGATGCTACATCTTCAACGTGAATGAAATTTCTTTTAAAATTTCTCTCAAATACTACAATGTATTTATCCGTAATTGCTTTATAAGTAAAATCATTTACCAACAAATCAGTTCTCATTCTAGGTGATACACCAAATACAGTTGCTAAACGAAATGTAATAGCAGTTGTCATTGTTCTTAAAAAATTTTCTGCATCACATTTAGTTTGCCCATAAACTGAAATTGGATTTAGTGGAGATTCTTCGGTACATTCAGTTTGACCTTCGCCAATACCATATCCACTATTGGTGTTCGGATATAAAATCTTTTTATGTTGAGCAAACCTTACAATATTAACTATTTGTTTAAAGTTAATATCCTTTGCCAACTGAGGGTCTGATGCACACGCAGGAAATCCAACTATTGCTGCCAATGGAATAATAACATCCGCTTCTTTACAAAGTTTCTCTAAAAGAGATTCATTACGAACATCCCCGTAAACGAATTTAAAATTTGAATTAGATGTATATTGTAATAATGAAGTTTGATTAAATAATAATTTATCCAATACAACTACTTCATGTCCGGCATTTAACATTTTATCAACTATAACCGAACCTAAATAACCCGCGCCACCTGTTATTAAAATTTTCATTCTCCTTCTAATTTGTTTATAATATTATTTTGAATATCATTTACATTATAATCTTGATAAAGTAATGCATGATTTCCATTTCCACTTCCATCCCAAACTTTAAATCTATTTAAGTTTTCAAATGTAAATTTATATTTTGCCAATGTAAATCTTCTCACTATATCAGGATTAAATAAATCCGTTTCTTCTTTACTCAATGCCTTTTCCATAATAATTAAATCATCTATATACCCTTTATACCACCAACAATATTGATGTAAATGTGGCTCTACATAGTTTGGAGCCGCTGCTCCTATGAATAAAGGAGTATTATCGTAACTTACAATTGGATAAGTTATAGGTGCTTCTTTCGTTTCACCGTTATAAGTAACTCTTAATATTTTATTTGTATAATCTACTGAAAAGAATATTTCTTGCCATTCTTTTCTGAAATCGTATATAAAAGTAATGTTTATGTTTTCCGCATCTATTGGCTTTGTCATCCACAATTGAGCACTTATAACATATAAATTATCTGATTTATTGATGAACACACCTGAGTGTAAACCACATTTTGAAAATAAACCATATATCTCATCGCCATTATCTTCAGTTTTTGAAATTTTAAATTTACTATAAATTGTAAAATCTTTCTGAAAGAATGTTTTAAGATTTGGCTTTTTAGAAGTATTAAAAGTTGATTGATCCCAAACTTTATAACTTATATCTTTATTAAAATACAAATGATTCATTATCTTATACTTTTACATAAATTCCAAAATTCTTCTAACTCTGGAAAGGTTTTTACAAAATCAGTTCCTCTTCTTCTATCATGCTCACTAAAAAATCTATAAAAATCTTTTCTATCTCTTTTTATACTATGCTCTTCTTTAGGAGCAACAACTACATCATATATTCTTCTTAATTTATGAATCTCAACATCAGTAAATCCGATTGGATTTTGTGTCCCTAAACTTTCATAGAAATCCATCAATTGAGCTTGCTCAAAAACTTCTTTGTGCCAATCGTCAGTTATAATATTAGCTGCCTGATGGTATGGATGTCTTAAATACGAACTATCTAAACCAATTGGATAAAACCAATATCTATCTGGATTTGTAAATTCTTTCTTTAACTGATATACATCTTTAATCAATCCTTTGTAAGATGGGATACTTAATACATTATAAGTTCCCATAATAGAAATAGTTAATTTAGGTATTTCTTCCAACAATTCTGCACATCTATCATACCATTGATTGTAATCAAAACCATTACGAATATAATTTGCCTGCTCTCCCCACCCATCACAAGATGTGAAAATAATAAATTCTCTAACTAATCCATCACCACTAATTCTTTTAATTTTCTCTTTTGCGTTCTGATAAAGTTTCTCAGGTGCTCCTAAATTAGAGTTGATTGCTAATTTTAATTTTTGGTTTGGATTATCAATTACATAATCAAATACTTTAAATGTATCTTTATGTAAAAGTGGCTCACCGCCGGTAATTCTAAAATTTAATAACGATGGATATAAATTAGGCCACCATTTCCAAAATGCTTCAACATATGGATTGTGTTCAGTTTGTTTATAAGGTTGCTTACCTTCTCTAATTAAATTATCCAGACCATTGTGGCGAGTCGATGTGGGGTACGCTCCAAACTGCTCAATTTCTTCCCACCATTGAGTTGAGAATTGAGGATAACAATACGAACATTTAAAATTACAAGTGTTACTGAATGAAACTTCTACATATGAAGGATTTACATCTTCCATATAAGAACTATTTTTTATATCATCAAAATGTGGCAATGCCCACTCTTCTGCGGATTTAAAAGTTCTATCAGAAAACTCATTTGAATTATCCTCTACTTTCCAGCAATAATCACACTCTGCCGGTCTCAATCCCTGCAACATTTCTCTTCTCAATTCCTTTTTATATTTGGTGTTGTGAAGCGCAGAAGGATTATCAACCAAATCCTCTTTTACAATTTTATGTATTCCAGGATGGTGACAACTATGATTCTGTCCAATGTGAAGGTGTAAAGTAACTTGCTTCCATTTTGCTAAACAAAATCCTCTACCAACAGAGTTAAGTTTTCTTCGTATTTCTGCGTATTTTTCGGTATTATCCATATTTGTTTGGTCTGGATTTTGCTACAAAATCCATTATTTTATTGTGTTTAAATTTAACTGGCTCTGATATAAAAGCGTGATTACCATTACCACTATTATCAAATATTTTAAAGTTTGTTTTTTCAGAGGTATCCAATGAAGTGAATATACTATTTTCTTCAATTATATCTTCTCTACCTAAATTAAACTTTATTTCATGTTCTTCCAATAATCTATCGTAAATAACTAATCTATTTAAATAACCATTTAATATATTTTTATCAGTTGTCTTCTCATGTACATTATCTGAAAGAAATGTAAAATAGTTATTCTCATCTATAACCGTAGGATATTCCGGTTTAAAATCATATTCAATTTTACTTTTCGTATCAACATAAACAAACTTCTGTCTTCTATAATCTATCTTAATAAAAAAATCAAATCCTTGTTCATTTATATCACTTACTATGTTAGAAAAATATTCTTCTCCAACCTTATATTGGAAATGTAATTTACCTCCATCTATGATAAGTGTTTCAGATGATAAATTTCTTCTATACAAATACCCAAATGGTTTTGTTTTATCATATCCTCCCATAAACCGAATAGAATAACCATCATTCAACGAAGAGAAATTCTTAATGTTAGTACTATTAGAGGATTTATTTGGTATATAAAATATCATTATGCTTTTCCTTTTCTACATTTTTTATAAAATTCTTCATATTCGGGAAATGATTCTAAAAAACTTGTTCCTCTTCTCATATCATGATGTCTTACAAATATAAAGAAATCTTTTCGATTTTTCAAGAAAGTTGAATCATCATCTCTGTTTTTCATCCATTCCGCAATTCTTTTTACTTTTGTAATCTCTATATCAGTAAACCCATATCCATCATCTCCTACTCTAACTTGCTCATAAAAATCCATAAGTTGAGCCTGAGAGTAAACTTCATCAATCCATTCAGTATCTAATATTTTAACACTTTGATGCGGAGGCCAACGAAGATATGAACTATCTAAAATTATAGAACTACCATAATATCTCTCTGCACTATGATATTCTTTTTTAATTTGATATACATCTTTGATTAATCCTTTGTATGAAGATACCGATAAAGCATTATAAGTACTCATAATGATTATAGTAAGTTTAGGATTTTCACTCAATAATAAATTGATTCTATCCATAAATAAATTATAATCAAACCCATGTCTTATATAATTTGCTCTTTCACCATGAGCATCGCAAGATGTAAATAAAATAAATTCATTTACTCTATCCTCATCCATCAACTTTTTAATCTTCTCTCTGAATTCATTAAATATTTTTTCAGGAGCATTTAAGTTAGTATTGATTGATAAATTCAAATTCTTATTAGGATTTTTAGATTCGTTGATGAAATCTAAAATATCAAAAGTATCCTTTGCCAATAAAGGCTCCCCACCCGTAATTCTAAATGTATGTAAATCCTTATACAAATCGGGCCACCATTTCCAAAATGCCTCAACATACGGATTTCTTTTATTATGGGGAATTGGCATTTGGTCAGTTCCCTTCAGATAATCTAAATTATTGAAATTGGTTGATGTTGGATACGCGCCATGTTGTTGTATCTCATCCATCCATTGGGAACTAAATGCAGGCCCACAATATGAACATTTAAAGTTACATATATTAGAGAACGATACCTCTACATATTTTGGGTTTATATCTTTTATTCCTTTTGTTTTTAAAACCTCATCGAAATATGGTAAAGACCACGGCTCCGCTGATTTATAAATTCTATCAGAAAAATCCGATGAATTATCTTCTATATTCCAGCAGTAATCACATTCCTTTGGCCTTAATCCTTCCAACATTTCTCTTCTTCTATTTTTCTTAAAAGAAGTATTATGAAGTGCTGATGGATTTTGTGCAATCTCCATCTCTGAAATTTTATGTGTCACTGGGTGATGGCAACTGTGATTATGACCAGTTTGCAATTGCAATGTAACTTGAGTCCATTTGGCTAAGCACATCCCCTTACCAACTGCATTTAATTTTTCTTTTGTTGCCTGAAAGTGTTCGTTTAACATTTACAATTAATTAAAACTGAATTATTTCCTATATCTTCTACATTTAACAAATCATATGTTAAATTGCTCATACCATCTTTTTTCCAATCGTATTTACCCTGCTGCATCTCTAACACATATCTTCTTTCATTTCTCGCAGTAGTTTCTCCCTTTGCCCATTTACCGTCCACTAAACCTTCACTCTTATGAGGAAGACACTCAAACCTACCATTTCTTCTATATGGAATTACAGTAGATGGTATTTCAATATTTTGTTTTGAAAAGTTAATATTAGAAATTTTACCATTATTTTCATTACCAGATAAATCTTCAATCAGCCCATCATTAAAAGAATTGAAATCATAATGCAATTGTAATCCACTTTCCTCACATTCAAACGGTATTTGTTTAATCTCATTGTCAGTAAGACATCTATCATATAATCTTATTTCTGCAATCTCTCCCTTAAAAAATTTATTAGGATATTGTCTATGGATAGAGGGCGAAGTTCCTAAAAAATAACTTTCACTTCCATATCTTTTCAAATCACCTGTATATTCCATTGGGGACTGAACACCTGTTCCAAATCTAGCATCGGTTTCTCTACCATTCAAATAAAAATGTATTTGTTTATTATATGAATCAACTTTAAGAGTAACCCACGTCCATAGATTCTCATATCGTTTCATCCACATATATTGCATCTCACCTTCATTATTCCATAACATCGAAGTAAATGCTCTACTATTGTTATATGAAATACCATAATCATATCCAGGTCTTCTAAACACAGGATATTCCCAAAACTTTCTATTATAATCACCAATTAAATAAATTGGAATTTTTTCTTCTTGTTGATGCGCTTTAACTAATAAAGAAAGAGTATGGGAACGATTACTTAAAAATCTGATGGAACGACTTTGTGGTATTTCAATGAATGAATTTTCTCCATTAAAGTTAGCAACATAATAATCATTTTTAGGTCTGATATATGTTTGGTCTGCCATATCATTCAATGAACATCTCCAAAATAGGTCATCATCTTCCATTCCCCAATCCCAATAATCATTTGAATAACCATTGGTTTTTTCTACTTGCTCTTTTGTAAATAATACCGCCCCACCAAAGTATTCTTCATACTTTAAATTATAATCAGTTTGAGATATATGAACCGCTAAATGTTTAGGTGAATCAGGATTATAAGAATAATCACAACTATCATCTTCTGGTATCATATCAATATCATGCCACACAATATAATCACATCCCTCTTTAAATGCAACATCAGCTGCAATGTTTTTCATTTTACCCCTATTGAATAATTTATCATCACATTGATGGGCAAAATAAATCTTATGCTCAATACCTCTATCCTCCAAAAATTTGTGAACTCTCGGTGAAAATTGTGCCAAATGTTCTTCTCTATTTCTATATGGAACGCAAACTCCTAATTTCATAGTTCTACTGAAATGAATTTAGTTTTATCACTTAATTTCTTTTCTTCTACCTTTTTATATCTCAATGTATTCAATCCTTCAATAGAATAGAATATCATCTCATCTTTGATTGAATTATATCTTATTTGGTTTTTCCTTGTTTCATCATGTATCCATCTATTTCCCTCGACACTATTACTACTATGTTTTAGAGATTTAAATGAACCATCTTTTTTATATGGAACAACTGCCTCTATCATAAACTTTTTATTAATAAAAGTATTATTTTGGCAATTGATAATTTCTCCATCAAATCCATTGAAAGATAAATCAATCATTTTATCTTTTCTATAATGTTTAAAATCGTAATATGCTTTAAGGTTTTTAGATGCTTTATATTTTCCAAAATTATTCAATAAAGATTTTCTAGCCGATTCTTTATATATTTGTTCTATTTCAGTTTTAGCCAATGCTTTATCAAAAATAGAAAACTCATTTACAAATCCTTTGAAATAATAGTTTTCATAGTTTTTAACAGGATTTGCTACACCTATATAAAAATCAGTTACATCTTTGTAATCGTATAACTCTTCTACAAATTCTCCACCAATATATTCATTATTGATATATAACTCAATCATTTTATTTCTTGAGTTACGAGTAATAACTGCGTGAACCCACATTTCTGGACTAATATCAGTTACAACACTCTTTGATTTTTCTTCATTATTCCATACCTCTAATTTATATCGGTTGAAACTATTGAATGATAATGAAAAGTTGAATCCAGGAATACAAAATACTGTGTATTCATCGTACTCTCTATTCACATCAGTTACAACATCATCAGGTTTGAATTTAATAGAAATAGAAAAATCATCAGATAATATTGGTTTTAGTTTTTCAAATGGAATATTAATAAATGAATCTATACCATTAAAATAAAAATAGTTAAGGTTATATGTCTCATTATCTATTCCAAAAGATTTTGTATCCAAGCTTAAATTACATTGAACACACCTCTTCATCAAATCATCATCTTCAAACCCCCATCCCCAATACTCATTGGAGTATCCATTTATTATTTTAAAATCTAATTTATTTAGAATCGTAACTCCACCAAAGTAATTATAGAAACTCTCTTCCCCATCAACCGTATTTGCTAGGTGAGTAGGTCTTTCACAATATGAATAATCAACCTTTATAGGTAACATATCCACATCATGAAAACAATAGTAATCAAAATTGTTCCCACTTTCTTTAAACCCAACATTAAGTAACTTACCTCTATTAAAAGGCTTATCATCTCTTTGCTCTACTACAAAAATTTCAAATGGAATTTTTTTTGATTCTAAGAATTCTTCTAAATAAGGTACAAAGACATTAAGATGTGATTCCCTATTTCTATAAGGAACTATAACCGCTAATTTCTTTTGTTCTTCTTTGGTATTATTTTTCTTCATTCTTTACTAAGTACTTCTCAATAGCTTCCAATCTATCATCTGCATCCGATAACATATTAAGTGCTTCCTCTGCATTTTTATAAAAATCAGCGGTAGAATGATCACCAATTCCAGCTGGATGATTTTCCAGTAAATCTAATGTAAGAAGCGCCTTTGCTTTATCTGCTTCCGCAGAAGTTTTTAACATTTGTACTAATTTGCTCATAGTTTATTGAGTTGTATTATCAGTAGGTCTTTCTGAATCCCTCATTGGTCGAGATACGCTACCTAAATTTTTTGCTTTTAATATTGTATGAAATTCATGTAAATACCATTCAACTCTTGTACCCCAAGCTGATTTATCGATTTCAAACATCCAATCGTTTAAATCTCTCAATGAGGATGCAATGTCTTCCAATGCTCTTACTTGTCTTTCTTCTAAACTCTTTTGGTCTGCCATAATTTAATTATTGAGGTCTTTCAGTTGTTTTATCAGGTCTTCCGGTATTACCGATTGTTTTTGCTTTTGCAATCATATAGAATTCATTCAAATACCATTCTAATCTTTCAGACCAGCCTTTGGTATCTAATTCATACATCCAATCTTGAATGTTCTCTAATGATGTTCCTATCTTCTCAAAAGCTCTAACTGCTCTTTCTTCGATATCAACATTTTGATTCTCAGTCTTTTTTGTAGTAGCCATATTATTTATTTTTATTGTTTGATTTTTTAAAAAACCCTGTTGGGAATGGTGAATTTATATTACCATAATATCCTCTCATCATTTCTAATGAAGAGTAGATAATAGGTAACATATAAGAGAAATTATCTATTGTTTTATTGTTTTCAAATTCTTCTAATATTTCTGCAATTTTTTCTGCCTTTTCAACGATTACCTCATTATTGATAATCATTTTTACTAAAGAACTACTTTTATCCATTTTGTTTTTTCATTTAATTCTTCTTCCGATAATATTGTATAATTCAAATAATTTAACCCAATTTTTTTGGTATCCAATTTTCCAGTCAATACCTCATCAAAATATATTTGAGAGTTTTGAACAATATCTGGATCCCAGCTATAAAACTTTTCAGTTATTTTATCATCTTCATCGTGAATAAGAGATTGATATTTACCTACAATTCTAGATGGAACTGATAGTTTAGATGTTTTTTGAATTACATCTTGTTTAATATATTGGGAATAATTACCGAAATCTGGCCCATATATCTTAACATGATTCATTGTTATCGAATCATCTAAAATAAAATCTCTATATGTTTTTTCAAATTTTACATTAAGAACCGGCTCTAAATCGGTATTTCTTTTTTCATTATTATATCCTTCTAAATAAAGATTATCAATTTCTCTTTGCTCTAACACATAATCAAATAAAAGAACATTGGCTAACTTACCATGATATTGTGCAGTATTTAGACTACTACATCCTAAAAACAAATGCTCACTTGTATAATCATATAAAGGAGTAACCATATAAGGTTGTTGGTCGCCTGTATATTGAACTTTAACACTATTCAAATACATTTCAATTAACTCTTTATTGTAATCAACAACAAAAGTTATATGATTCCAAACTCCAACTTCATACTTCTTGTATGCAAAACAATATTGTCTATTGTTATCATACACATTTACTCTTACAGTTCCATCTGGTTGCAGAGATATTCCTGTATTGAATCCTTTCCACGCTATTAAGTATTCTTCTTCATCAACCATTTGGGAATTAAACCACAATGATACCGAAAAACTATCTCTAGTAATATCTCTTAATTGAGGATTTGGAAATATCTTTAGATATAAATCCGCTGCACCAAAATCTGCGTAATTAATATTTTCAGTATATCTCTTATCGGTTAATTTTATTTTTTCGAATTCGTAATATGAGTCTATGCGAGGAAAAACAATTTCTTCATCTAACTCTATATCATTAATTCTACACCTATGTAAAAGATCTAAATCCGCAAATCCCCACCCATAGTATTCATTTGAGTATCCATTTACTTTTTCAAAATCTTCTTTAGAAAACATCACAACTCCCCCAAAGTATTCCAAATAAGGTAATTTAAAATTGTGTGCGGATACCTTTGTTGATAAGTGAACTGGGTATCCCCCAATGTGAATATAATTATAATCACAATCATCACTCACCGGCAACATATCAATATCATGAAAACAGAAATAATCGAATCCTTCTTTGAATAAAGAGAATCCAATGTTACATAATTTACCATAATTAAATGGCTTATCATCCGCCTGCTCCACAATAAAAATTTTATAGTCTACATCTTTATTTTTAAAGAATTCAACCATATGGGGAACAAATGTATCTAATTGTTCTCTCCTATCTCTATAAGGAACTATTATAGCTATTTTAGCACCTGTCATTATATCGAAACAATTAATTTAGTTAGTTTTTTCCAATTACCGAAAGATACGAATGATTTTTCGGATTTCCAAGTCCATTCTTCAAAATCTTTTAAATTTATTTTGAATCTGCTTTTCCCTAATTCTTTATACATCCTACGATATTCTTCGGAGTATGCGTATGGTTGGTTTGTATTCGCAACATCTCTAATTCTCTGAATACTGCTATTATCCCATTTAAAATGATGAACTTGTGTAAATCCTCTTTCAATTGGATATCTTTGTGGGTGATTCCATCCCTGCCATCTCCAAGTAGTTTGTCCATCTATTTTTGCATAATGTTGACCCGGAGTAAGTTCAACCGAACCTCTCATAAGAGTAACTTTATTTGGGCAAGCTCCACTCATAGGATATCTAAAAAAAGTTGATATTGGAAATTCTTTCCATAAATCAGTATTAGTATCTACTATTGGAAATTCCCCATCTTTCCCAATCTTATCTATAAATCCACCTGTCACAAATTCCCACCCATTAAGTTCACATTCTTCAATTATAGAAGTTATATCATCCCAATATAGTTGCAATTCATCATCATCTGAAACTATCCACCAATCTTTAGGATATAGGGATTTAATTTCATTATAATATTTTGTTACCGCCTCCCAATTAAAAACTCTTTCTTCTCTTTCATAATAGATACACCCAAATTCTTTTGCTATTTCTTTTGCATTTTCAAATTCCTGTCTATTGTCTTTATCAGTTGAATAGTAATTAACTAAATGTATTTCACTTACATCTTTCTTGTAATGAGATAACATTTGTCTTAATGTGTTGGTTCTATAACCAGTTACTGTAACTAATTTAGGTTTCATTTCTTTCTATTCTTATAACAATTCCTGCGCTACCTGCGGATACAAAATATTTATTATACCGATTATCATTTATAAATCCATATTTTTTAAATCTGAATATTATTACCAGTTTGCCTTCAAACACTGCATAAATTGCATTATCCGCATAATCAATTGAAGGTTGGGTTATAAATCCACTTTTCCAACTTTCTCTAAATTCCTCTTCTAATTCATCAGGACTAATGTAGATTACCATTTTCTTCTAATTAAAGTAAGACCTGTTGATGATGGTTTGTTTTTTACAATACCATGATTAAAAAGATTTAAAATCTCCCATTTACTATTATCAATTTCTTTTACAAATTGTATGGGCCCACTCCAATCATCATGTTCTCCTCTATCTTTAACTTCCTGTGTTACAATAAATTTATCATGGTAATTAGGATCAGTATCGTGCATTGATATAATACCCCCTTCACTCATAATTTGAGAATATAACTCAAAATCTTCTTTCACATTTTCATATGAATGCCCTGCATCGATGTGTAGATAGTCTATTTTAATATCTTGCATTATAAAAAAATTATGAAATGCATCTTGAGTAGTTGTGTTTATGATTCTAGGGTGAAATGTTCTTCTAAAAAATGATTCTTCATCTTTCCAATCTACTAATCCACCAACTCCATTCATTGCATCTACTACATATGTTGAGCCTATATCACCATAATTAAAATCAGAGTTGCCTTCAAATATTCCTTGTCTATGTAAATCAAATCGAGCCTGTGTCATTATTCGGGGTATAAATCCCCCACCACTTCCTAAACACACACATACCTTAGCTCTCATATATTGAATAATAGAATATACGATTAATCCATCTCCTAAATGTGTATCAGTAGCGCCATGAGACCATCTATAAGGAACGGAAACGGTCTCTTCTTCACCTCTAAAATCAAACTCTAAATTGTTTGTGAGGTATCTTTTTATGTAGTTTAAATCCTGTAACATCTATTAAATATAATTATCCTAATCTACAAAATTACGAATTATTTATAAGATTTCCAACTTTTTCTACCCATTTATTTTTATCACTAAACCCCTCTAAATAAACCTTCAATTTTTTGAATTCTTTTAGCTTAACATTATATGGAGTTTCTATAAGTTCCCTAACCAAATCATCGAAATCTTCTTTAGTTTCCACTCTGTATTCATACTTACATTCCACTCCCCAATCTTTGTGTAGTATTGGTAACTTCCCATAATTTACGGCATCGAATATCGAATACCCAAATGGTTCGTTTTTATATGCCCCGTGAAATATTTGCCAACTCTTATCGATGAACCAATTACGATGTATGCTCATATCAAATTCATAAAACTTACATCTTTTAAAGTTATACATTTCTGATATGTTATAATAATCATATTTGTGAGTTAGAACTTTTGCGTTATGTCCACTTAACCAATGTGGATTCTTACGACTTTCGAAACGAGCAGCATACCCAATTGTTTCAGAACATTCTTTAACTAATTCTCTACTCTCATCAAATATATAGTAATTAGGTATAGTGATACACTCAAAATCTTCCAATAAAGGAGAATGATTATTACCAATCCAAACTCTATTCTTACATTTTCTTAAAAGAAGATTTTGCCAACCCAATTCTATTTTAGTTGGATACATTTTGAAATCAGTTCCATTATCGGTTATATCTTTTGCATATGCCTGAATGAATACCGTATCCCATTTATCTTGATACTCCATTAGGTATTCTCTATGTGAGTATGGAGGATGTATGAATATAATTTTACTACACCTATCTAATATATCTTCCGTCTTTTTTGGGTCTTCTAAACGAAATGTGTGTGGAATAGGAATAGAGGATTCTATATGATTAGAACTTTTTTTATTATCAATTATAAGATGAACTTCTTTATTTAAAGTAGGAATAACCTCTCTAATAAAATTATTTACCCATATATCTCCTCCGCCAACAATTTGATTTCCAGCGGATGTCGTAACCAAAACTATCATACTTATAATTATAATTAGATATCTACAAAATACTAATATAATAAAATTACAGGAAGATTAATGCCTTTTATTTCATAAATCATATACCTTTCATCGGCGAACATAATATTTATTTTTCGTATATCGCTGATGCGCAATTTCTACAAATTGTTTCGTAAGATTTTTCTATTTGTTTTATATGTTCAGCTTTACCCCAAAAATCACATAATTCTTGAGTTTTAAAATCTCCAAATTCTATTTCCATATCATAATCATTACAACAAAGAAATGCTTTACCTGCGCCATTTATATGAATCCATCCTACTGGCCTACCACCTACTTCTCTGCCGTTTCCACATCCAATTACTTTTTTTGTAATATCATTTCCCATTAAGTTTCGTTCAATACTTGGTTTATTAGTCATAATTTCATCTAACAACCCAGCTCTATCAATTAAATGGGGTACATCAAATATTTGCAAACCTTTAAATAGTTCCTTTGCCTTTTTAGCCTGTTGAGCTAATTCACCGGTTTCAATATCCAAATCCATATCCGATGGAAAATTAGGCCCTTTATTAAGCCATCCCCCTTTTTCGATAAAAGAATTTTCATTAGAACCATTTATCTGAATCGAAAATGATTTGTTTTCTACCATATTTGGTAACTGCTCCATTGCATATTTTACATTTGAAATTAATTTATCAAATTGTTTAATATTAATACCACTTCTTAAACTCCAAATTTCAGGTTCAAAGGCAGGGATGTTTAAACATATTCCATTTACAACCCCTTTGTACTTTACTATTAAGTCAACTCTTTCAGGTGTTAATGGAATACCATTTGATAAAACCATAAAACACAATCTATATTCTTGACATATTTTCAGTAATTCTTCAAAGTGTGGATATAATAATATTTCGTTATAATGTGCAGTATAAAATCCGCCAAAATTTTTATGAACTAACCCATCTGGTTTTTCTCTTTCTTCTATTAAATTTCTAATAATTTTACGAAGAAGTTCGGGACTCATTACTTCTTTACCATTTGCAGGATTTCCTTTATACTTCACAGGACAAAACCAACATTTTGCATTACATACCCCATACGGGTCTAATTGCATTTGATGAATTTTATAAGTTTTAAATTGCTGTTTTATTTTTGCGTTTATTAATGCTGACCTTTTCCCCACCTTTTGAACAATCTGCCAATATTCATATGATGTAGTTCCTTCTTTTATATTGATAGTTTCACCATATGGTAATTTATTAATAAAATCTGATTTAAAAAATAATCCAGATGTTGAATTTACAACACCGGCATTATGAAATATATTACACTCTTCCCACAACTTATCGGATGAAGTTCCCCAACTAAATTCTAAATTAGAATGACATATGGTATTCTTACCCATCTTCCAGCCATTCCATAATAAAGCCCACATATCTGCACACCATATCTGTAATGGATGGTATGGAGTTCTTTCTTCACCAGGAGGCATTGTTCTTCTATCCTCAATTACTTTATCATTATTTAAATCAGTAATTTCTTTGAATAATCTTTCCGAATCCTTCTCTACCAAGTCCCAAAAATCTGAAGTTACTCCTTTCATTATGTATTGAGCCCCAATTGAATTTAATTCATTTTGCTCAACTACCGATTCTTCAATATCTACAATTTCACACATTTTTTTTATTACATCATCTCCTTTACTTTTTATATAAGAATGAGCAATATACCATCTAGTATCAGACCCATACCAATTTTCATCATTAATCATTTCTTCGGTAATCCACTCTGAAATTGGGTGTGTGAACGCAATATCACAATCATGATAAAAAATTGCCTCTTTTTCTAAGTGAGGATTATTTTTCCAATGTTGTTTTAATATATTAGGTCTTATTGACGATATATAATTTTTTGTTATTCTAGTATCGTTATAGAAAAAAAAATTAATATTTTTGTAATGATTTTTAAGTTTTTCCCACTCTTCGGAAATAATTTCATTTTGTGCCCAAGCTACTATATCAATAAAATCTGGATTTACCCCCATATTGATAAAAATATTTATCATAACTTCTACCTGCCAAGAATAATATAAAGTAGCAGGCTGAGCACAAACGAAACGTAAATTTTTCATAATTTATATTTTAACACGCATCTCCGGTATTACCATCGACCAATCCGGTTGAAGAATTTAAATAATAAATATTAGAAATAGGAGTCTGAGTTCCATCAATTTCCATTACATAATTGTATCCTGTCAATGGAGTTCCTTGAGGTGATCTATAAAGAACATACCCATCTGAATTAACTAAATTCGTTTCATTATTTGCACTATATACAACTCTAGTTGTCAATACACTACAAATTCCGCTTGACGATGTACTAACCGCTACGGTAAAAGTATTAGTAGGGCCGGCAGTAGTCGTTGTAGTTGGTGCTGCAGTTGTAGTTGTAGTTGTTGTTGTAGTTGTTGTTCCACTATAACACGTTGCCTGATCTCCTAAAATACCATTATTTATATACCAAACATTACCACCTCTAGAAAGATAACCATTTGATGGCACACCCGTACCATTATTATTCGCCCATACTCTTACTCCATCTGCAGATGCAGAATTTCCATCGTTGTAATAAGTTATAACATCAGCCAATTCCCAATTTGTACAAGCCTGATCAGGATTGGAAGGGTCAGAACCATATGTAACATCATTCAATGGAGCTTGTGTAGTTGTTGTTGTTGTGGTTGTCGTTGTACAGCTTACAGTTACAGCAGTATTTTGAATTGAAATCGTTCCATTACTATCCTTAACGGCGATATACCAAGTGCCATTTGCTACACCACTCCAATCATAATATGTTTCACCAACTCCTAATGTTATTAATTGCCCATTTCCACTTCCACCTGCACCATTTATAAGTGATGCAACATTCGACTGCGAAGTATCTCTTGCAACTTTATCATATTGCCCACTTCCACCACTAAACGATGATCTCCATCCACCAGTAATACCAGTACAAGTCACTGCACCATTTGTAACAACTAGAGCAGGTAATGTCGTAGTGGTAGTTGTTGTGGTAGTCGTTGTGGTTGTAGTTGTAGTTGTTGTAGTTGGCGCTGCAGTTGTAGTTGTGGTTGTTGTGGTGGTTGTAGTACCCCCTACACTCTTACCATAGAATTCAAAAAATTGTAAATCATTATTACCATCAGTTGTATATGATACAGCATACGCAGTTCCCGCTGCCGCTAAATCAATTTGAGTACCAGATGCGATTCCTCTATCGGTATTCATATCATTCATAGAAATTGGGCCACTTGGTGGTAATGCCATTATTTATTATTTTTTAATTCTTCTATTTCTTTTTTAAGTTCTTTAATAGATTCCACTAAAAGAGGTATAACTCTATCATATTGAACCGTCATATAATTTTCTCCACTTTTTGATACCCCCTTATCATCATCAAAAGGAGCACGATGTATAATTTCCGGTAATACTTCTTCTACTTCTTGAGCTATCAATCCAACTTGCTTACCATCATTATCATACCCAAACGATTTAGCTAATTCATTCTCTTCATAATAAACTCCATTTAATTTTTGTATCTTATCCAATGGGTTATCTATTTTTCCTAAAATATTTTTTAATCTCTTATCAGAAAAATATGCAGTTATATTACCAGTAGCAGTTATACCACCACCTACTGCCACGAAATTTGAATTATCCGCTCTCTGAACTTCGAGATATCTAGTAGTACTGAATACAACCTGGAATCCACCGGCACCTAATTCAGTTTTAGAAATAGGAATAGATGCCTCTATACTTGATAAAGAAGGAGTTACTACATCTAAATCAAAAGTAGCTGGAGGAGATGTTCTATTCATTACCGATCCGGCATATAATCCTCTCACATAAGGAGTAATAGTATAAGTTCCTTGTGCTAAAACTAAAGAGGTTGAAAGAGTTTGAGATGTATAAGCCTGAGTAATTACATAAGGCCCCAAGCCCCCTCTAACCTGAGAACCATCATAATAAATAGAATTATAAGAAACATATCCACCAGGCCCAGTTAATTTAAAACCATATTCAATACTATATTTTTGATAAACCAAGTATACTGGAGGGCTAATATCATCTCCAGATGATTCAAATCTATTACTTGTCGCTCCACCAACTACTGCAGAAATGATACAAGTTTTTCCAATATTCGAGCTGCCTGCACCAATAGTGAATGAAGTTGTTCCACCAGTTGTTTCTCCTCCACTATAATACCACTCAGTTCCAGTTTGAGCGGTATAACCTTGATTAGTAACCACAGTACTTTGTCCAATAGATGATACTCCAAAACTAGGGGGTGTTGAACTCTTAGGTGATAAAGTAGTATTAGCATTTATATCTACCACTAAATTAGTACCACTATACAATTCAACCGATGGGATATTTGCGGATAATTGAACTTTTTTACTATTTGCACTCGCATATAATAACGGCCCAGTTAAAACCCAATTTCCTATATATCCATTTGTAGCAGCCAATGAACCACTAAAGTATCCACTTGCTGCTACCAATTCACCCGTAAAACTTCCTCCAGCAGCACTTAAGTTTCCACTAAATGTACCCCCAGCCGCACTTAAGTTTCCGCTAAATGTTCCATTACCATTTATCGTAAGGGTTGAACCATTCCAAGTTAAATTACCACCACCGATACTTATAGTTCCATTATCATACCAATAATTCGTTGCATTGATATAAATTCCATCATTAGTACCATTTACATCAGTTCCCAAACTCATTCCCCCTGCGGTTAATTTACCTTTAAAAACCGCATCACCACTAGAACTTACATAAAATTGAGTAGTGTGAATACTACCACTATCTAAATTAATTAAAGAACCTCTTTGAACATATTGTCCATTATTAAATTGGAATCCGGATCCAGTAATAAGGTTTGTAGAACCAATCCTACCTGTTGATATATTACTACCGTTGATTAAAGTAGCACCACCAACTCCAAATGAAAGAGTATTACTACCATCACTTACATTGTTAGCAGTAGTAAACGAAACTAATCCACTAAATCCTATTGCCTGTGTCACAGTTCCAAATGTATTGTTAGCATTTGTAGAAACACCACTTCCAGGTGTATCTTCTCTTGCAGTAAAACTAGAATACCAATATAAGTTTGAGTTTCCTGCTGCGTAGGTCGGTGCTCCCATTTGCCAACCACTTCTCATCCCACTCATTACTCCGGTTGTAAAATTATAAGAAGTTGAACCATCATCAGGCCCAGTTGGTGCAGTTGAACTCGCTAAACTATAATGAACCATACCGGCTGCCACTCTTCTACCATCATCACCGGTATCCCCTTGATCCCCTTGCTGCCCAGTTGGAATTTTTGTAAATCTAACAATAATTGTTTGAGTTTGACCCGAAGTACCTTCGCTATCGGTATGAGTTACAACAATTGTTGCAGACGCTTCCGCTGCATTCATTACAGCAGAAGTCATAGTCAATGTATTTCCACTAATAGTTGGGTTGGTTGAAAACCCACTATAAGTTGCCGTCATTGAAGTAAATCTACTTGTATTTCCTTCTAACGCACTTATAGTTACATTTGATAAAGTTCCAGTTTGAACCCCTGCTGCATCTGCTAATACCGATTGAGCCTGTGGAGTCGCGGTTATTAAAACTACGGGTTTTGCATTTTTTATTTTTGTTAATGATATTCCACCAAAAACAGTTCTGCTTGTACCTTCACCATCAGTTACAGATCCAGTTACATACAATTCAACCGAATTAGTTCCACTAGCCATTTGAGGTAAGGCTAAAGTAGTAGCAGTAACGTTGCCCCTTGTATATAAAGAACTACTATTAATGGTAGGCGCACCACTTAAATTTCTAATAGTCGAAACGCCATCGTAAATTTCCCTTACCGAAAAACTTGCAGTTTGAAATTCAGTTAATTGTGCTCCAGTTGATTTTGAATCTACTGATTGATTATTATTAGTTATCGTAAATTCTAAAACAGGAGCAGCTTTTTTAGCTTTTGAATAAGATACAACTTTTGAAAAACTAGCAGAAGTTGAATTATCACCTGCTAAATATTTTATAGAAAGATTAAGAGATGCCGAATCTGAATTTGAATCTATTGCAGTAATCCCATATTTGTTTATACCAGGAGAAGATGAAGAAGGTGTACAGTTTACTCCACTCACACTTTCTATATCGAAGCTATTCGCAACATCATTTCCATCTGAAAACGGGATTATGTTAGAGCCAACCCTCACATTTACATTACCATCTCCCAAAGATAAAAAAGATGAATTTACCGCACCACTTGATGAGGCAGGGAAAGATGTTGCTTCATTTGATAATACAACCGAAACTCCATCAAAATTCATTACAGGAGTGATTTTAACGAAATCCGAAAAATCGTTACCTAAAAAATCAGAACCGGTAAAAGCATAAGTTCTTTCACCTGCTGAAAAAGAATAATTACTTCCTAATAAACTATAAGTTGTAACGCCATCGGATGTACCAACAACTGATAAAGAAGGAGCCCCACTTGATGAATTTACAGTAATCGGTGTTATATTCGATTCTAAATTTTGTCTTTTTGCTTGGATTAAAATAGCCTGCCCAGATGGTTTCAATGAAGGGCCAGTTGGCTCGTAAATAAATTGATTAGTATTCGCACTTACAAATAATCCTTTAGCATCATCCCCATCAGTTCCACTCGCTCCTTGCACTAATCTACTAATTGTAAATCTTTTCACAAATGGTAAAACTGATTCCGTTTCAGTCAATGTATAAGTTATTCTATCTACAATAGATTCGGTATGCAATGAACCGCTAAAATCAGCTAATAATAACTGAGCAGATGCACTATACAATCCCTCACTATATGATGATAATGCACCTGGATAAACTGAACTTGCTGAATAATATGGATTGGTATTATTTGATGCGGTAGGTATTTCAAACCCGCCGCTATCAAATGCCTGAGAAGTAATTAATAAGTTTCCTAAAATTCTATTTTTAGTAACCGAAATATTAATTTGCTGAGTCTCAGGAGAACCAACTAAATTAGCTGAAGATGAAAAATAAAATAATTGTCTATCAACATCTATATCAATACTTTTATCAATCAATCCAATATTTCCACTTTGAAAAGTTTGAGCGGTAGTCACTGTAATAGGAACATAGTTATTGTTGATATCGAAAAACTCAAATTTAAAATCAAAAGTTTCTCTTTCTAAATCTCTATCAATTGGAATTATAAAACTAAATTCATCCGGTGAAAATCCTAATTCATGTGATGCCTGTAAACTTACTGAACCAACGTGCCAATAAGAATTAGCAGTTGTATTATCTGCTTCAAAATGGACAGTCCAATTATCAGTAATAGGTGGAACAAAATTATAAGTTCTTAAATTTGCATTTCTTACTTCATTAGAACCAGTTAGTGTTACTAAACTTTGGGTAACATAATAATTGGCAATTCCACTACCACTTCTTTCAGTAGAGGTTAAGTAAACCTTAAGTGTATCCGAATTATCATTAGATGAAGTTTCATAATAGTTATAAAATTCCAAACGATACTCACTCCCACTTTCTAATCTAATATCATCCCCTAAGTTTGTAGATAATCTATTGTTTTGTAATTTAACCGCTCTATAAATTTTAGATGAATCTAATGATGCACCTGCGGAACTTTGAGTAACCCAAAAATTATTCCAACTTTTACCACCCTCATACGATGAACTAAAATGCCCAGTATCTATATTTGAACCCGATACAATAGCCGTTAATAATTCCGCCGCTTCAACTCTCGTATCCTGAATTACGCTATAATCTACATTAGAAGCTCTTGATTTTTTAAATACTTTTATCCTCTCTACATCACCAACGAATGTTTGCAAATGATTAATTTCAAATCTACCAAAAGAACCTAATATAGGAGATGCGACAGGATTTTGATTATATTGATAAGTTAAAGTATAATTTTTATCTGTAAAATTTGAAACCACTCCTGCTGATGAAGTGAATGGTGTTTGAACAACTATCGTATTTTGATTTAGATATTCAATTACTTCTAAATTTTGTAAATTAGTTCCAGTTACCGAAATAAAAGTTCCTCCATCGAAAAAGTTACCACTTTGATTTTGAATAAGATATCTAACCCCACCTCTATAACCATTGAATTGAGTTCCTTCCGATGGTGTTAATGCAACACCCCTAACTAATCCGGATGTTTGTGTTTGCGTTACTAAATTTCTTGAATAAAAACTTTCGTTAAGTTCTTCAATTATTATTTGTGGTTTTCTAACAAATCTTACTCTGGTTTCATTTGGAATATTTTTATTGATTTTTATATCCCTTTCCCATTTTATATTATAAATCCCCCTCCAATCTTCTGGAATATCTTGTATGAATCCATCGTCATCAATATATTTTTCCAACTCACCTAAAATAGTAATTTTACCAATTCCTATTGGAGTGTCTTGATAAACATGAACAGTTATCAATTTTGATAACCCCTCATAATATTCAGGAATTCCCTCACCTGGTTGAACAAAAAGAGGATTACCTTCAGTATCTAATACTTCAATCTTTATTTCAGTTGAAGGTTTTAGAAACGTTGAACCTTCAATTAAAAATCCATTTTTTCCAGATGTTAATAAATCACTTAATTCAGAAATTCTAAAATACTGAGAAAGTGGATTATTATCTAAGATAAATGTTTGAAAATTGGTAAGGTTTAAAAGAGGAGATGATTTTTTAATTCTAGACATTTGGTGAATTCTTTATTCTTTTATAAATATCTTTTATATGTATTTATATAAGTAAATACTAAAGAAATCTAAAGAATGATAAAGAAATCCGACAGATATGCTATGTTACAACTCCCAAAAGAAGTTCATACTGCATTAAAAGACTATTGCGATGAAAGAGGTTACAAAATGAGTAGGTTCGTATCTAATCTAATTAAAGAAAAAATACGAACCACATCAAAAGTTAGAAATATACTACCGGCGGAAAAAATCAAAACTTAACGGAACTAAATCCGTTATCTTTTTTAATTTCTAAAAGAGTATCCACCACATCTCTCATAGAATCAATATGTGAAATAACAATCACAAATTCAAATTGTGTTTTTAGATAAGCAAATGCCATAAATAGAGATTGTAGGTTTTCACTATCTAATGTTCCAAACCCTTCATCAATCACCAAAAAGTTAGGTCTAGGAAGATTACATATATTAATCAACGCAACTCTAATTGCCAATCCACTAATAAACTTCTCCATCCCACTACACATTTCAAGTGGCCACTTTCTACTATCCCCATAATTGATATAAGCATTAACATTCTTACCATCCATTTGTAGGTTCATACTGAATTCCACTATTTGCCCTAAGATATTATTAATCTCTCCTTCAATAGATGGAAGTGTTTTCGAAATCAACTCATATGAAACACCATCTCTTTTAACCGCATCTAAATAATATTCATATAATTTATTAGTCTCTTCTAATTCTTTAACTTTTCTAATATTATCTTCTATTCCAGTTTTTTCTTGTTTTGCTTTAGATACATCGGTATTGATTTTTAAAATAACATCACCTCTTCTTTTTATCTCCCTCTTTATACCATCCAACACACCCTTTGTATCTGATATATTTTTTCGAAGTTGCTTATTAGTCTCAATCTGCTCTTTGTTTTTATGATACTCTTCAATTTTAGCAGTAGAATCTTTGATACCATCTTCACAATCTCTTATATCTAATTTGGTTTTAGATATTTGTTCTTTTATTCTACTAACTAAAGTTTTAGAATCGTTTATTTCTTTATTTTTTGATTGAAACTTTTTATACGCTTCTTCAACCCCATCTAATAAATCTAAGGTTCTACTTATACCCTCTACATCTCTAAGTGCGTCTGTTACTATTGATTCTAATTGTGGCAATGCGTTTTTTGCAACCATTGCATCTTTTACGAATGCATTATCACAACAAAATTCACAATTAGGGTCATACTTATGATTATCTAAATGTTTAATCTTTTCTTCTGCTGAACTTAAATGTAATTTTGCAATAGAATGTATTCTTTCTGCTTCAGCCAACTCTTTCTTTTTTTGAGTTAAATCATTATAAGCAGTTTCTATATTAATCTCTTTATCATTTATGTTAAAATTAGAAAGAGCTTTTTCTTGCTCAACTAATTCCAATACAATTCCCTCTGCTTGAGTTAATTGAGATTCCATTTTCTCTAATCTTTGTGAATTAGTTTCTAATGAGGTTGTAAATGATTCTAATCTCTTTGTTTCTTCATCTAAATCAATTAGTAAAGTAGTTTGTTGTATCTGTGATTCTAACTGAGATAGGTGTTTTTCTATTTCAGATTTATCTGATTCTAAATCTTCTCTTTGTTCTATAATTAATCCAAATTCTTTTTCACCTTCTGTAATTGTTGTTTCTAATTCGGCCAATCGAATGGAAAAGTCATCTTTCTTAAAATTCTTAAGTAGGATGGATGCCTCTTTATTATCCTCGTTTACTACATCAAATAATTTATCAAATACATTTACACCGATGTATTGAGCAAGAATATCTTTTCTTTCTGATTGTGATTTATCAATGAATAAAGCGTTATTACCTTGCAATGATAAAGATGTCATTACAAAATCCTCATACGTTCCTAAATACTTTCTAATAATATCATTTGTATCTCTTCTCTCTTCTCCATTAAGAGATTCTTCCATTCCATCTACAATT